TTGAATAAATGCAGGTATTGCTGTTTTAGTGCCTGTTGAATCTACTTCATTATTACCAATTTCATGAGCATAATATGTAGATGCTCCATTTACATTTGTTACACCTTGTATAGTTGGAAATGTTGGTATTCCTGTTGAATTAAATTTAGTTGCGTAGGGATTATCATATAATGTTGCGTCAAACCATGAAGTTCTGTCCATAGAACCTGTAGTCCAAACATTTTCTTCGTAATTATAAGATACCACTCTATCTACTTTCTCTGATCCTGATTTAGGGTAGAACCAATTAATCTCACTGTATAAATGATTTAAACCTGCGTAAACAATTTCACCTGAATTATAATTTATACCAAGGTTTCCACCTTTATTAGTGAATACAAAATCTTCTACTAAACATGGAACAGCTTTTACAGTACCATCATATACAAAAAAACCACCTGCTTGACCCATCCACCATACAGCACCATTAACATATTTAATTGCATGTTGACCAATCGCTCCACAATTACTTCCTACTTGTCTAATAGAAAAAGTAAAAGGTGGACCTACAAACTGCATGACATAGGCAGAAGTATCCGTAAGTATTAAAATATAATCTTTAGCTTTTGCTGCACCCACGATCTTAACACCTGAGTCTAGTCTAAACGTACCTGCGGTATTAATTGAGGTTGGTGTGTAATCATTAATATCTTCTTGATCAGAAAATCTTATAAACATTTTATCTTGTAAACTTGGACTACCAATAGTCGTTTCGGTTCCAAGAATAATTAAATGTCTGTCTCTTTCAGAGACAATCGACATAACGGATTTTGTCGGAGCACCACTAACAACAGTCGCTCTTGTAGTTAGTGCATTTGGATCTGTATGAATTGGATCCCATTCGAATGTTTTACCATTTTTAACAGTTGCTATTAATTTTTCTCCAAAGTGATCTAGTGACCATGAACCTGGATCTAATACAACAGAAGATGTTGTTGATGCAGAACCCCAAGTACCTCTCGACCACGAACCAGTGCCCCAACCATAACCATAGGTTTGAAATAAAGGACCTACAGTTGCGTATGGGTTAAGTGTTGCAGAGCCACTGGCCGATGTAGTTGCTGTTGCTGCGGTGACCATTGTTACTGTAAAAGTGTCTGCATCAGGTACTGTTACTACTTGAAAAGTATTTGTTTCGAAATCAGACGCTACATAACCAGCTCCAGATGGAGGAGTCACAGAAGTAAAAGTAAATAAATCACCTGCTTGTAATCCGTGCGATACTTTGTTTACGGTAACAGTAGCTGAAGTATCTGTGGTATCAAATGTTGCACCTGTAATTGCTGTATCAAGAGGAGTGATATCATAAAAAGCACCTTCGTAATAAATAAATAATCCTTTGTTAGTTCCTAAAGCAGCATATTTTCTACCATCTAAATCTGCCCAAACCATTTGTTCTCTAACAGCTCCGACTAAAGTAGAACCAGTTATCTGCTCCCACCCACCAATTTTTTCTGGTAGACCATATCTAAATCTAACAAAGTCACCATCTGTCCACTGCCCTTCGGCTCCGGTTTCTGTAACTTGTTTATTAAATCCTGGTCTTATCTGTACATTTGTTAAAGGCATGACAGTATTATACACTATCCATCAATATACTTAAAGTATCTTTATCTAGGGTGAAAAACACTGTTGTTTGTGTAAGTTGGTTATTTTCTTTTTCATCAATTTTTAATTATTTTCATTCTTATATGTTATATATAAAATAATTCTAAAATCTTTGTCTGTACAATTAGTCTCATTTATAGATAAATGAGGGGAACAAAATATTGCTCTGTTTTGAACAGAATTAAATTTAGTAACAGATCCTATTAATGTTTCTCCGTCACAACTATTCATGTAATAAATTAAATTTGTAGATTGATCAACTTTGTCTTCAAAAGGTTTTTTAAAAACATTTTCAATTTTATCTGTCTTATAAATTAAAAAAACTTGAGAAAAAATAATATTTTCTTTTATTTCATTTGGAAATCCGTCTAATAAATCGATAAAAGAACTTATAGGTTTTCCATCCTCAAATAAAATGTGAGTTAAAGTATTTTTATAAGATGTTCTGTACCAGGGAAAAGAAGGTAAATTTAAAATAAAATCTATCTTTCTAGTTTTTTCATTTTCAATAAAATTATTTATACACTTAAAAGACACTATTTTCCTTCACACTCTGAGTCTTCAAAAGTTTGTGATTTTTTTACTTCTTCTGGAAAAAGTTTATAAAACTCATGAACTATTCTCATTAAATTATTACTAAAATGTCTTAATGCCATTGCATCTAATGTAAACTCTCCTTTTTCATTAATTATTTTTTTTTCTTGTTCTGAAAAAATTATTCTACAACTACCGTCATCTGCATTTTGTATAAATCTCATCTAACTATCCCAAAGGTTGCTCTTTTGTCTTTTTCAAAATCTTTATAATTACCGTTCGCATCTACATAGTGTAGAAAAAGTTGAGTTTGGTAATCACCTAAAAATTGTTTTCTACTATGTGTAAGTTTAGTTCCTAAATAAATTATACCATCTCCTGGTTTGGTATTGATAAAAGTATCTTCTATATAAAACGGCCACTCTGTTCCATCTCCTCCTATATGAACTGTAACACTTATTTCACAAGAAGGTCTATCAATGTGAGGTAAAAGATAACTTCCATAAGTATATGTTCTCCATAAAGAGTAAGAGGGTAGCAAAACTCTATTTGTGTTTTGTTCTACTTTTTTAAGAGAATGTAATAAAATTGAATCCATTAAAGGCTCTCCATAATAAGACAATTCAGCACAAGATATTTTATGTTTAGGGTCAGTTGTTACTATATATCTTTCATCTATAACTCTATTTTTCATATCACAATAATATTTTAAAACATCAAGTATATCTTCATCAATAAAATTTTCTATTTTTAAATAATTAAAATCTTTACCTAAAGTGCCCATGCTACTACCGAATATTTAATACCTTTCGTTATTTTGTAAACTTCATGTGGATATAAAAAATTACTTGGCCAAATTAAAAGTTTATTTCTTTTTATTTCAATTTTTAAATTTTCTCCATAAGGTAATTTAAAAACTAAATCGCCTCCTTCGTAATCATCGTTAACTAAATAAATAAAACTTAAAGTTCTTGGTGATTTTGTACCATGATCTACATGTTTTATAAAAAAACCACCTTCTTGATATTTTAATAATTCAATAGTATTTACTTTTGCATTAATTTCTGTTTTTGTAATTTTAGAATATTCTTTAATTTTATTGTTAAAAATATCTTTGAATTTGTTTGCCCAATACACTGCTGTAATACTATCTACTCCTAAATTAAAAAAAGGAAAAGACTCTGTTTTTCTAAGTTCTGTATTTAAAGTTTGATCTCTATTGTTTGTTAAATACACTTGAGCGGGATTAAAAACAAAACGATTATCATTTATACATTTTTGAAATATATTAAATTCATTTTCCGCTAAAATATTTTCAAACTCAAGTATATATTTATTTATTTCCATAAAGTTTTTGTCCAAAATTTGTTTTTATATTTATGAAAAGTTTTTAAAAAAAAGTTATATATATTATAATCATATTTTTTAATATTATAAGTCTTTATTTTCATTTTCCACGATTCTCTTTTAAAAGGTATTATTTGAACATATGGAGTTCCTTTTTTTAATAAAGTATCTTGACTAGGGTATTTATCACCATTGACACTTAATGGAAAATTAATAGGTTGATCATAAGTGTCAGTATTTACTATACCAGGAATAATATTAAATCTATCATCTGTGTTATTTAATGGGGGCGTAAATAAACATGAATATCCAGGAGGTGTTTTAATTATCCATGGATTTATTATTTTGTTAACTGAAAAGTTTAAATTAGTTTTTTGTATAGGAGAGCCTTCAAATTGTTTTACTGGATGTATGTGATAAATACCACGTTTGTTTAAAGGTAATTTACTATCTGTTTCTTGAGAGGGTTGAAAATTCATTTCTCCTAATGAGTCATATTGTAAAATAAAATCTTGAGGCAAACTTAAAACATATCCTATTTTTAAAGTTTCTAAAAAAGGTATACAACCTTTGACCGTAAAATTATTTTTTGTGTGTTGTAAATCTTTGAACCAATTAGGTATGTTTAATTGAATAGGTTTTGGATAATCTTCTTTATAATTTAAATATTCTTTAGGTGCACTAAAAGTTATATTTTTAAAAAACATAACTTCTTATACAAGAAGTTAAGGTAGTTGTAAAATACTTTTAAAAGGAATTGCGTTATCTTGACAATATTTTTCCCAAGAAAATGAAGTTGGGTAAGTTAAAGTTTCTACATCAAAATTATCTATTACACCTTTATAAGTTTCCCAAAAAGATCTGACTGAACTATTTTGATTAACAGTTAAGCAATTCTCAATTGTAGAACTTAAATAATTTAAATGGCTTTGAAGAGTTTCTTTATTAATTATACCAAGATCATTAGTTTCATGAGCTTGTAAAACATAACCATTTTGTTCCGAATAAGAAGCTAAAAAATGAGTTCTTATTTTTATTTTATTAAAATCTTCGTCCGATATATCAATAGTAATAAATTCTTCCGTTAAATGAAATAAATTTTTTTCTAAATCATTTTCAGCAATTCTATGGATATTTAATTTATTAGTTTCGTTTGGGTTTAATATACAATATGCCATTTTTTTACCTTATGTTAAACTATTTTCGTAAAATATAATTCCACCTGCATTTCCAGGAGAACCCGGGTTTTGGTTTTGCCCTGGTTCAATATGCTGGCCTCCAGCTCCACCATTACCTAGTGCACTTACTATCATAAAAGTTTTAGGTGAAAATACTATAGCAGCTCCTGGAGCACTTCCAGAAGAGCCTGTATTTCCATTTGCGTTCATAGATGGAGCATTTCCTCCACCTCCAGCATTAACTGTAAATAAATTTGTAAAAGTCGTAGCACCGCCTGCACTTCCAGGAGAACCCACTCCTCCGCCACTTCCTGCACCACCTACGGAGTAAGGATAACCTGTTCCACCAGTAACATTACCGTGATAATAACCATAGCCACCGCCACCGCCAGCACCACCATTTTTTGACCAGTTAAGTAAAGAACCTCCGCCACCGCCTCCGCCTGCCCAAGCAAAAGCAGCGTAGTTAGAAGCACCTGGAGCAGCAGTATAAGTACCAGATGTTGAACTAGCAGATTGAACTCTCAAAAAAAGTCCTCCACCACCACCTGATCCATCTGCAGCAGCAGTAATTCTTCCGTCAGCATCAACTGTAATATCTGCGGTTGTATATGAACCCGCAGTGACAGCGGTTGCAATTAATTGGTTTGAACCAACTGAATCTGCAGCAAGTTTTGATTGTGTAATTGTAGATTGAGCAATGTTATTTGCAGTAACAGCGGATGCTGCTAGTTTTGCAGTAGTAACATTTGATGCTAAAATTTTATCAGTAGTAACTGCGTTGTTAGAAATTTTTGCAGCTGTAATTGCATTGGCATCTATTTGAGCAGTACCAACTGTTCCACCTAAAGTGTTTAATGCGATCTCATTTAAATTTGTTCCATCAGAATAAGCAGCAACAATTGCAGCTTCACCTGCAGTAAAACCAGTTCCACTTACAGTTTTAATTGTTAAGTTAGTTACCCCAACAACAGCAGATAAATCAATGATGTAAAATTTTTCAATTCCATCTGGAATTGTTACAGTAGATGCAGTTGTTAAAGTTCCAGTAAATTTAAGAACCATATTTCTTGCATTTGATAATGCAGCGTTAGACATTGTAAGAGCTACAGTGCCACCATCAGTAAGTGCTACTGCTTCATAACCAGCGATTGCTTGTTGAATTAAATTTAAGTTTGTATTTGTTTTATCACCCCATGTACCAGCGTTTTCACCAGTGACCATTAGTTCGAGTTTTAAATCTGTAGAATAACTAGATGTCATAAAAAATTTCTCCTAAATAATTATAATTTTACCTTAATCATGCAGCTAAATCAACCTCAGTCCAAACATTGTTTACTCCTAGATTAATCTCTTGCCAAGCTGTAGTATTAACGCTTCCTATAGAACTGGTCAAGGCTATACCAGTAACATCCACATTTGCATTAGCTATAGGTGTTTCTTCCCCTATAAACATGGTCATTTCTGAGCCAGTTACATCGTATATAGTGTTTTGTTCAACTGATCCTATTGAGCTTGTAAGAGCCAATCCTGTGATAGTCACATTAGCATCTGCAGTTACGGTCTCATTACCTATTGAGCTTGTTAATTCAACACCGGTTAAAGAGACATTACCATCAGCTACAACCGTCTCTTCTCCTATAGAGCTTGTTAAAGATATACCCGTTAAAGTTACGTTTGCGTCTGCAGTAGTTGTAACCCCTGCAATAGTTGAAGTAAGTTCTGATCCAGTTACACCAAAACTAAAACTAATATCAACACCTACAGAACCAATAAATGAATCTAGATTATCTTCAATCGGGTTTACTGATACACTACCACCAGCTTCTATATCTACTGTTTGAGTAGAAATAGTCATTTGGCTACCTACTACAGATAGTCCTTGAATTTGACCTACAGATAATGTTGCTTGTATTCCGGTTACATCTACGTTTGCATCTCCAGTCATTGTGATTTGACCAGGATTTGCTGTTAACTCTTGTCCTGTAGGACTTGCACTAGCCCCTGCTGTTACTTCAGCAACTGCACCAATAGACATTGTTGCAGATACGGATCCTGTTTGTACAGAGTAAGCATCCCCCCATACCATTGATCCCCAAGCATCTCTACCCCATCCAGAACCAACTAAGAATTGATCATCAATGGTAACTGTACCTGGTGTTGAAGTTAATTGAGAACCAGTTACATTTTGTTGAATACCTCTAGCAATATCTTCTTCTCCAATTGAAGAAGTTAACTGAATACCAGTTACAGAAACATCAGCTGATGCACCTGCAACGGCTCCTGCGTTTGTAAATGTGAGTTGGGATCCTGTTACATCAACATTAGCATTAGCTTGTGTTGTTGATGAACCGATTGATGTAGTTGCTGATATTCCGTTGGGTGAAGCAGTGGCGTTACTTAGGTCACCCCAAGTCTCTTCGCCCCATGTTTTATTACCCCATCCAACGGCCATATCATTTTATATCCTTATTACGCAATTCTTAGAATCGCAGCAGAAGTTGTGAATGCAGGGAACTGGATTGTAAATGTTCCAGATGTTGCAGTCTTGTCTCCACCAAAATCTAACACAGCAACTGCTTCAGTAGTACCAGTACCACCGTCAGTTGTTGTATTGTAAATTAAAGCACCTCTAGCTGTTAGTGTAACTCCAGTGAAAGATAAATCAGCAAAGTCAGTAATAGCGACTCCTGATGAAACTTTAACACCTTGGTTAACTAAAGCTTTTCCACCTGCAGAGTATCCTGCTGGTGAAGTTACTTCGCCAGATGATGAATAGTTAGTAGTCGATGCTCCTAATGTAGCAGTAGAAACATACA